CTTCGGCCTTCTTTTTCGCTTCGCGTTGCGCGACAACGTAGTCAGGTACTATCAGTGTCTTCGACATAATTCACCTTTTTCAGCAGGGCCTTTAATTCATCAAGAGCATAAGCGACACCCTGTATTTCGCCGACTCTTGCCTTGTAGTCCTCCCAATCGGAAACACTACCACTTGTGATGGATTGACTAATGTCATCCATCCTTTCAGTCAATCTCTTGTTGTATTGACTGATAAATTTATAAATGTCCATACATGCCCCTTATTTCTTTTTTATAGCGCCTCCGCGCATACGACGCATAGCCATCTTCTTGGCTTTGTTCATGCCGCCCATCACTTTTTTAGCTACTACCTTGCCACCAGCGTTACGACGCATAACTTTCTTTTTAGCTCCAGCCATTTTCCCGTTTCCTTCTTCTAGCCAAGATTAAAGTAATAAAGTCTTCTTTAGTGTAGTTTTCGTAGTATCCCATTTTTTCTAGTTTTTTACTAGCTTCATCTAGCTCGGATAACCTCTGTATAAATACCATTGTAAAGTTTGTTTGAAAAGCCAATAACCACAAATCTATCTTATTAACAGTAAACCAATTGTTCATAGCCACGCAAGCAGCTTCAACTTGTTCGTAAGGTTGTTCGGCTTCTTCCTCTGTACAAATAATAACCGAATGTCTTTTGTCAAAGTTTTTACATTGAGATGCTACTGTAGCCCAAAGGTCTTCTGTGTCCAGACACTCTACAACTTTTAACTTGTCGTCCTGTAACGCCTTCTTTGCGAAAGGACAAGGAGCAAAACCAGCGTCCTTGTCCACAACACTTAAATCAGTGTGCACCCAATTCTCTATTAGTTCTTTCATATTATTTTACACTAGCTTCCGAGCACATACCCGACAGGGTTATCAAAGAAACTTCTTGACTTGTTCGGAGAGTAAAACTGTCCACTAGGCCCCCTCTTCGATGGTCTTAAACCAAGAGCTTCAAAAGCTCTTTGAATCGCGTTTGAATCTTTTCCAACTCGGTACATGCCTCTTTCATCTTGCGTCATGTTAGTAACATCTGTGCCGCCTGTGGCACCTGCCAGTTGCATGATGCCACCTGAAGAAGGGCCACGACCTAGCTCCATGCCGTATGGTTCAAGTATATTATTTAACTCGTCCGGCGTTAACGGAGCTTGATCCTGCATCCCCGGGCCGTACATGTTTTGATTGTCAGGTAGAGGTTCATTATTAATAATTGACTGTATGTTATCTTGAAGATTACTAAACCCAGCCGTTCTAGGATCCTCACCAAAAAGTCCCGTATTTTGTATTCCTGAAGGAGCGTCGGGTCGGGCATTATTCAAATCTAGGTTCATCTTATCGTTGAGGGTGTAAAATTGATCGGCAGGCGCGGCAAATTGATTTTGCAAATAATCTTGAATACCCAAAATTTGACCTTGCCCCTTGTCAATCGTAGCTTCTGCTGGGTTTTCTGAACGAAAGTTAGGTAAACTAACTCCAGACAGTTCGATAGGGCCGTTTTTCCCTGCTATAAAAGATCGCCCATCAACTTCAAAAACTGTTCCTAGCGCAGGTGCTGTTTTTTCTCCAGTCAGAGGGTGCTGACTGAACCTGTTCTCAAAACCTGTTAGATTTGGTGGAGCAATGTCAATTTGAGTGGGAGTTGGGGCTGGAGCCACAGGAGCAAAAGCACCAACGAGAGCATCTTTGGCTTGAGTTGGATTTAACCCACCGAGAAACTGGCCTAGAAGACCACCACCCGGACGAGGGTTATTAGGGTCAAAAGAATCAAAACCAGTCACACCGGGCAAGCCATACTCTTTAGTACCTATCTGAGCCAAGGCCATTCCAATGGGTCCACCAGCAAGACCCATTGCTCCACGAGCAAGCATTTCACCCGTGCCTTGCTTTCGAGCCTGCTCCATTACAGGTCCATAAACTGTTTGATATCCTGCGTCCTGCACCCCCGCACGGAGTTTGCCCTTTTCAGCCGTGTCATAAGCGGGGTTGTAACCAATCTGACCCTTTACATTTTGAGGGTTCATGTACTTTGAAAACTGATTATTAGCAATACCCATACGAGTATTTAGATTCATGTTGGCTGAATAGTCTATCTTACTGGGGTCTATACCAAGAACTCGGCTAAAAAGGCCCTCTTTACCATATGGATTCGAGGGAGTAATTCCACGCTGAGCATTAAAAAGACTCTGCATGTCTGTTACAGCTTGGTTCATGTTGGTCGATGGACCAGTGTAGCCCGGGTTATCAGCGTCGTTTACAAAGTTTCCACCAAAGGTGTAATTACCTGTGGTCTGCGCCCCGTCAGCCATAGCCCCCGCCATCGCAATATCTTGCTGGAGGGATTGATCCATATCCTCATCGGAAAGACCAGATGAATCTTGGTTCCAGTTACCCATTAACTAACTCCACGGAACTTTCCACCTTGGATTGCTTTGCCCATGCCACGACATGACATGTACTTGCCATCTTTAGCATTTATTTCTGCCTCTTGAGCTTCACGAAGCTTCTTGGAACGATCGAATTTTTTTCTCATCCGCTCCTTGGTCTCTTCGTCTTCTTCTTTGGTCTGGGGCTTTGCAACTGATGACATGTGTTTCTCCAATGTCTCTGACCCGCCGTCTTTGCGACCACGGGCTTTCTTCATAAGTTTCTCTGCGGAAGAACGGCTGATACCAAGATCATCTGCAAACTGATTTATTCTTGGTCCTGCCATTTCTTTCCCCAGTTAATGATTTCGTCTATGGTACGCCCACAGCCGATACATCTTACACCTTCTTCGTCCAAGACACAAATACCTACACACGGGCTAGGCTTATTTGTGCTCATGGCCCATCCAGATTCCAAAAACACCAGTCATGGCACCAACTACCACTGAAACAAAAGCTGATTGCTGCGAAGTTGGATCTGGTAAATCCATAAACCATTCAGCGCAGCGCCAAGACATTATCGTACTAGCTAACATCATAAATCGCGGCAGTATCTTCCACTTGAGAAAGGTCTCGACAGACATTACTTACATAAATCTTCGTACTTGGTTGTGTGCACTCTGTGCTGTGCCATGTCACCCACATGATTATTCAGAAACAGCATGTCTAATAGCCTTCGTAAAAAGCTCATTTGGTTAACCCCTTTGCCTTCTCGAAGCTACGCATTCCCCCTAAACCAAGCATACCCAACAAGACAGTCATTAAGCTGTCCATATCAAAAGATGGATACGCTACTGCCTCAACGCCCATATATGCAGTCACTACATCCATAGTCGGGAAGACCAAAAAGTGAGCGAACAAGGCCAAGCTACAGCACCAGCCCACGCTCGGTCGCCAACCCGCCACAAAAAGATTTCGGGACTTGGCTTCTTCAGCATTGATAGCCAATTGACCTTTAGCAAGTTCCTGTGCATGACGCTCCGCCATAGTGGCAATTTCATGCGCCAGCTTGTTCTTCTGGTCTTTGTCCTCGACAAACTTACCAATTAACTCCGTCGCCGGTCCTATTAAGCTTTGTAACATTATTGACCTCTCTTCAACGCGGCTTGAGTGTTAATGCGATAGATGTTCACATCGTTACGATCATTGGCAATACCCTGCTGTGCCTGCATACGCTGCATAGCCAACTGTGCCGACTGTTCCAACTTAGCCTGATCAATCTGGAAGTCCATTGCATCATTCTGCATCTTACGCTGTATTTCTTGCGTATCGTTCTGCAACTCCTGCTGGCGAATCTCAACCAGTGGGTCAGGCTTCTGCGGCGGTATTAGAAGAGGTGCCAACTGTTCAAGTGTCTCTGATATCTGCTGTGCAACCATAGCTTCTACAGCCATTGGGTCAACCTGTGGCACTACCTCTCCAGCCATTTGTGCTTGTTGAACTGCTTTTTGGAATACATCCTCAACAATGTCCCTAGCAAACAAAGACACATGCTCCTGAATGTGAGCCTGCAACAATAGGAAAGCCTGCGGACTAGCCTGAATAGCAGGAGACTGAATCATGGATGCATGAACTCTGATATGAGCACGGTGATCCTGCTCCTTAAATGCCTGACTAGGTGCACCCTTCAGAGCCATAGCATTTTCCATAGCCGGATCATTCGGCTGTGGAGGCTGCGGGGCGGGTAGGATAGCGTCGATGTTCTTCACATCCAAGGCATCATACATCCGGCGATAGGCTTCATACAGATTATGCATCTGCGGCGCGGCCTGTGCTAACTGCAACTGTGTCTGTGCAAGAGACAGCCGCTGGGCCATAGAAAAGATTGACGGGTCAGAGACAGGGAGAATATCTACACGCCCGTCAAAGTCTTGTGCCATTATCTGTGGGTTGACATTCGGACCAACCATATATGGATACGGCATCGGATTCGTAGCAAAGATCTCCGCTAACATACGGAACTCTGCTTTTTGAGCGTAATGTAGGCGCTTATGAATGCTTGAGATAATCTTCGAGCCCTGTTCGATAAGAGCTACCGTTGTTCCCACGGGGGCCTGTGAATTTACATCCGCGACCTTTGTGTCTGCAACTTGTGCAAAGCGTCTACCTGAATCAACGACCACCCCGAGTAATTGAGCCAGCGTTGCAGAAGGCTCCTTGTATGGGAGTGGGATAATAGAACTCCGAACATCACCGCCGGGAACATCGATATCGCGGAACTCACCCGGGTTAATAGGCTCATCGTCATTTCTGACACGAACACCACGGGCTTTGAAACCACCCGGTAAATTCGAGAGCGTACCCGCATCAATAAGCTGACGGAGAATAGATGTGGCAGCACGAGATAATCCTCCAATCATATGCAGTAAACCAAACCCGTAGAAACCAAAACCGGGCAGGAACTTGAAGTGAACAAAGTAATCACGCTTCCGGCGCATTGGATCCTGCTCACGATAGTTTCTTACTACCGAGAGAATCTGTCCCGAATCACCGTCCATAGTGACAATATACGGCAGCTTGATACCCGTAGCTTCACCTTCCTCATCCAGATCCTCAAATCCTTCAAGGTCAAGATCAACATGGACTTCATGGATAGTATAAAGCTCGTCACTGTATCCCGGGCGCAATCCCTGAAGCTCGTCAGCCTTTCCACGAATTGTTGAGTCAGACTCTTCATCTTCTGTTGCAGACAAGTCAACATCTCGATATACACCTCCTACCTGTAACTTACGGATTTCATTCTCGCTCATACGAACGACATGTGTGTAACGCTCCGCTGTACGCAAATCTGATGCAGCATACGGCACAACCAAATCTTCAGCCGGAACAAACTTAGACACAGCACGTTGCCGTGTCGGATCAAAATAAACTTTCTTAAATGTAGAACCAGTTATCGGAAGATAAAATAACATCTGATCCGTGTCCTGATCAAACTCCTCCATTACCTCCGTAATCTGGTAATTCATAAAGTCCTTAACACGCTGGGCCTGATCCTCAACTTCCTTGGTCTGCTGACCAAGTATCTGCGTCTTTACAGGACCACCCGGAGGCAACATCTCTTTGTATGCCTGCGCCTGAAACTGCGTCACAGCTTCACTCAATAACGGATGCGTTACACCAGACGAACCAAGAAACGGTTCGGAACGCTCCTCGTAATTAATCCCCAGTAATATTAAACCCTTCGATATAGTCTCTTCCCACTCCTCACGAGAAGACTTATCCTCATCTACCTTAGAACCAAGGTCCGAGGACAAAGCTCCAAGTACCGAGTCATCAAGTACTTCAGCCAAGTTAGCATTGTGATCGTACTCTTCAGCTTGAACCTCGATCATCTGCTCTTCGCCAACAATCTCAATACCCGGAGGTAACATGTCCTGCTGATCCATAGGTACTTGGACCTCGGTCATCTGTTCTTCTGCCGTCATCCCCGGTCCGCCGGGACCCATTGCAGGTGCAACCATCTGTGGAGGTAGTGCCATTAAAATGTTCCTTTAAAAGTTCCGCCACGAGCTTTTAGTACAGCCTTGCTCATACCGCCAGTCTTGTATTTCTGTGCAAGCTTTGGATCTATCTTCTCCTGCACACCTTCTGGTAACTTTGAAAAACCCTTGAACTTGGATGGTACAGATTTCTTATCGCTCATTAGAATGTTCCTTTGAATCTCTGTGGACGGGCAATAGGACTAAAGCCCTTGATCATGCCGCCATCAGCTTTTGCCAACTTATCCATTTTCTCCCGCTTGATTTTTTCAAGCACAAGAAATCTATCGTACTCGTTGTCAGGGAGCTTTGTTACATCCCTGTCAGCCTGTTTCATAATTTCTTTGTCTGTTCGCATTTTATGAATATACCTTAAATAAGTCGCCTATACCAGAACGCATGTCAACCTTGCCGCCGCGCTTGTATCTGCGGGGCAGTAAGTTATCTCTACCAATTATCGATTCATCGCTCTTACTAAAGTCTAAATCTAAATAAGTCACTGGATGATCTACATTTGAATCACCTATATGATTTTCTACAAACTCATCTGGAGTCAGTTTGCCTGTGCTAAGATCAGGAAATTCCTTTTTTAGCTCTTCTATATATTTTTTAGGAGCCTCGTCATAAGTAATTTTAAACGCTGATGGATCCTGCCCTCTAAGTTTTGCCACATCTTTGGAATCAGGAAAGTAAATTCTCTTTACCCCCTGTGCTCTAGCATCTCTAATGACCATCGCTATATTGTGACGAGCAGCCTGCTTTTGATTCCTAAAAGGCTGATTAGGAACAAATTCAACATCTGTGTTTCTTATCGGTTTACCCACATATTGATTTTTATACATGTACTCAACAAGCTCATCACTTTCTGGGCGAAATATTTTGTCACGCTTTTCGTTTACACGGGATGTAACTTTATCTGCCTGTATTTGAAGGTCCGTTATATCTAGTCTATCTTGCACGGCCTCTTGTTTTCTAACATTAAAATCTTCTTGACCCTTAACTATAGACTTAAAATCAATCTGTTTGCTGTCAGGAACTTCGCTCAGTAGACCCCTAACAAACATGATTGAGTCTTCACTTGCGTCTAAGACATTAGATGTACGTCTGTTGTTGAAATACCCACTTGCTGAAGCTCGTTTCATGCCTCTGTTTATATTTTCAATGGCAAAGTCTTCAATCGCTTTTGAAATTTCTAAGGCGGCGAAGTCAACTTTGTTAAACCCCTCTGGAAACCTTTTAAGTTGATCTAAATCAGGTCTAAGTCGAGATGCAAGATTCGGTGCAGTATTTGTACCTACAACATTATTGAATGCTGGAGAATCAGAGGGAAAGTCAATTCCTTTTCTCAACGCTTCCTTCAACTGATCGGCGTTAAGCATTAACTCTTTTGTAGAGTTTTGATTTAACATATCCTGCAAAACATTTTTTAAAAAACTAGGGGCAGCGACACTAAACTCTGCATCTCTCCCGACTCTGCTGGATCCCGGCTGTCTCATGCTCTTGCCAATTAAAAGAAAACGCTCGGCTGCGTTTGTTATCCCGTTACTAAATTCGTCTTTTCTTCTATATTTTTCAGAGTCAAATTTCTGCTCTTTCTGTCGTAGTGATGCAAGTTTCGCATCTAAATCTAGTTGCTCTTGTCTGAATCCTTGTAATGCTTTGTAATCAGGAGAATCTGAAAGCTGTGAAATCCTGCCTTCAATCTGATCAATTTTAGCTGGCGTTAAATCAACAAAGTTCTTTTTTAATTTATTTGAAATTGGATCTTTACCATATTGCTGTTGCACAACATCGAACTGGTTCTCTTCAACAAAACGAGAAAGACCACCTGAAGCATCGTTGTGATCGCTAAAGCGCATATGTGCAAAACTGCCCCTGACATCAGGATGATGCGTCAATGTTCTTGTGGATGCTTCTGGAGCCTTGCGGTTGTAAACAATCAGTTCTCCGTAATCAACTTCAGAGGCAGCGTTTGGCGTTGTAAGACGCTGCGCCCTCTCGTGCAAGAAACCCTCGAAGTTATCCATATCTTCAAATTCAAAGTCCTCTCCCCTTGATTTATACTTCACCATATAATCTACTTCAGGAGCGTTTTCTTTTACATAATCCAGATAGTCCGATGCGGGACGTTTTACCGTTTTGTTACTAGCAGCAAAGGCACCAATCCCAGATACCTCTATTTCAGCGTCCGTAACCCCCGCTTTCTTCAAGCGAGGCAATAGCTGCTCCCCAGTAAAACCTTTCTTACCCTCACCTAAAACCTGCTTTGAATTAACTAGTACAGACTCCAACGGCGAATAATCATGTACAAAATCATAATCGATATCGTCTTTAGAAAGCCCTTTTTTAACGGCAGGATTAAGAACTGGCTTAACTTCGCCCGGGGTCCCCGGTGCACCAACCTTCTTCTCAAGTGGCACGAACTTATCTGCACCCGCCTCTACATCAAGAACCATAGGTCCAAGGTCCGAGGGCGAAGCTTCAAGTTCAGCGGCACCAGATCCCTTGGCCTCGATCCCCGAACCACGAGTCTTCTTCATAAATTTTCCAACTAACGGAGCTATGCCCTCGAATGCCTTTTCAGCAATCTTACCACCAGCAGCACCAAGTCCTGCACCCAAAGCTGCACTGGTCGCGGTTCCCTCTACACCCTCACCCTCACCTGCGCCATAGATACTACCCTCTAAAGCACCAATCTTCGCAGCACCCTTCAAACCACCACGGAGAGCTAAACCAGCAAGTCCAAAGCCCGTGGGTATCGAACCTGCGATCTCGGAACCGTAAGCAGCGACAGG